GTACCAATCACTAAGCCCTCATTGTCGGGGTGTATTGCGATTCGTGCAAGGTCAGGATATAGCCGTTTTAACTCATTAAAAAAAGTCATTAGCTCAGCATCTTCTAACGCACAGTCGCCCCTAAACTCGGTATTGCCATAAACTTTAATCAGTGGGTTTAATTCTTTTAAATTCATGCTTTAATGCTCTTAAACAAGTCTTGTGTGACTTGGCGGTTATAATCAACAACATCGTAAAAATCAGTATCTCGCTGTTTGCGATAGCTTATTGTTTTTGGTTGTTGAAAGCGTGTTAAGTAAAAAGAGATAGAATCATCTTTGTTTAAGATGTTTTTAAAATCTTCGGTGTTCAACGTATAAGAAAATAATTTTTTTATTTTATCAGCCCCCCATTTTCTGATAAAAGCAGATTCAAGATTATAGTTATACCAAACCCTAAAGCTGTTTTTGTCGGTGACAATATCAATAATCAAAACATCGTTGCCTGCTTTGCTAACTGATTTTTTAGGCTTAAAGTCAATCACTCGCTCGGTGCGTAAAGCGTGGGGCGCAGCGTAAATGGTGGCAAAAGTGCTGTTAAGTTTGTCGTTTGGATTAACAAGCTCGGCTTTGCATTTGTCATTCTCGCAATAACGCGCGGCTATGTCGTTTTCATGGCCACATTCAGGACACTCTTTAGAAGCCCATCTATATTCGCATCGTTCAGCTTTGCCCATGCGCGATATAAAATAACCATTGCACCGCCTGCCAAAATGCGCGGGCAAATACACGCCATCACCTAACGATATTCTATTCCCTGCCAAGTCTAAAAAATAACCGTCTTTATCAATTTTTAGGTTATCCGTGTTTGGACGCGCTGAAAATTCGTTAGCAATCCCACACAATGGACAATCAACGCTAAGCACGGCTGATTCTTTTTTCTTATACGCTTTAATATCAGGCGTAAATAAATCCTTTTGTAGTCCATGCCGTTCTATATTGTTTGCATAATCTAATACCAAGCAATCGGCTTTATTGTCATACAGTCTTAAACCGCGCCCAATGATTTGCTGGAACAATGACGCGCTTTCAGTGGCTCTAAGCACAGCTACCAGGTCAACATGAGGCGCATCAAACCCAGTGGTTAATGTGCCTACACTGACAATATACTTAAATTTTTGTTGTTTAAAATCGTTTATCAGCATTTCACGCTCTGCTTTTTTCATGTTGACATCACCGCCAATCATTCGGCTGTTTTGTGGCGGTAAACTGTCAAGAATCTCTTTAGCGTGTTGCACAGTTGCAGCAAACAACATCACGCCTCGTCTATCGTGCGAATGAGCCACCACATCTGCAACAATAGACGCGGTTAAACGTCCTTGCCCCTCAAAAACGGACTCAATATCTTTGGCGTTGAATTGCCCTCTGTTGTTGAGCTTTAAGCCTTCGCTATGGTATTGATGTTCGGATATTGTCGGGTCAGCGTGGGCATTTGTTAAAAAGCCCATGTCGATTAGTTCGCGCGTGGTAATACGATAAATAAGATTATGAAAGTAAGGATTGACGGCTTTATCGTCACCCATAACAATCTTTTTATTGTCCGTCTCATCGTAACCGTAAATATATCCGCTATTCATGCGATAAGGTGTAGCAGTCATACCAATAACGCGGACACGATCATTTTTTGATTGTATATGGGCAATAATCTCCTTGATGGTAGGCGTTATTTCGTGAGCTTCATCTATGATAATCGCGCCAAACGCATCACCAAAACGGCTAATGCTATTCGCTACGCTTTGAGGTGTGGCATATACCACTGGGTAGCGTGTGCATTTTGAGCCTGCGCTTGCACTAAAAATGCTTGCTTTGTTGCCAGTGGCAATATATTTGCTATAGTTTTGCTCAGTCAGCTCTTTGCTTGGCTGTAAACACAATACCTTTTTTTTGCCAAATTCATGCACCCATTGGGCAATCGCTGCAACAATCAGGCTTTTGCCTGCACCAGTTGCTAATTCCAATAAACTTGGCTCTGTTGATTTTTTCATGTGTGCAATAGCGGCATTAACCGCGTCTTGCTGATAATCTCTTAACTTCATGGCACTGCCACCTAATAATTAACTTAAAATAACCTAAAAAACCTAATTACCCCAACTTCCAATATGTTGTCGGCTTTCCTTGATATTTGCTTAAATCAGCATCGGGCAATAACTCTTTGATAGCTTTGGCATAACTGATTGAGCCTGCACGTTCTATTATTTGCAGTTTACGTCCGCAAAAATTAGCGTTTTTACCGTTTGCCATCTCGACCATTTTGCCCATCAATTCAGCTTTACGCGCTGTTAAGTCGTCAATTTGATGACAAACATCGTCATATTCATTTAATAGTTGACGCGCAGAATAACTGCTAATTTCGTACAAAAGAGGCTCTAAATGAGCTTTATTTTTAAGCTCAAGCAAAAATTCATCATAAAAGGCTTTTAGAAAAGGTAATATGCGATATAAATAAATATCATCCCTACCTACTATCTCTAGCGCATCTCCATATTGTGACCATTGATAGAAGTCTGCTGCAAATTTATCTGCACAAAGCATCTCAATTTGTAATTGTGCGTAATAGTGCGGCTGTTCCATAATCGACTTAAAAACAGGTTCTTTGTCGTTGCGTAGGCCAAAGGGACATTTAATCTCTAATACCCTTGTGTGTTCGTTATCATCTTCGACTATACCGTCAGGGCTTGCACCTAACCATTCTAGTTTTTGGCCAAGCCATATTGGACTATGCAAAAAACCGACTTCATGCACTAAATTACCTGTTTTTTTGGTGTATGCTAACTGTGCAATGCTTTCATTCATCGTGCCATATTCCATAGCCGCATTAGTTTGATTACCCTCTTTTTCAGCACCATGCCAATCGCGAACCATGCGGCGCATTACAGCATCGCGTGTTAAGTGGGGGCTTAGCCCAAGTATCGCACCAGCGATTGAGCCTGTAATCTTACCTTTACGTTGTGCGAACCATTCGGGGCTACGTTGTTGTATTGTTTGTGTCATTGACATAATAAAACTCCTACGCACCCTTAAAGAGTGCGTTTTTTGGTTGTTTTGGATGGTTATTGATTAAAAGGGAATATCGTCATCATCAAAATTGCTTAAAGGCTGATAACCGTTGCTTTTGGCTTGGTTATGCGCGGTTTGTTGTGGGGTGCGTTGCGGTTGTTGTTGTTGTGCCTGTGGTGCTTGCTGTTTGGCAGGCGCAACCGCACTAATCCAGTTACCTGTTTTTCCGTTGATTTCCCAAACCTGAACCTTGATGGCGACAGGTTTGCCAACTAGCTCGGTCATCAAGTCTTGGTCTTCGGGCGCATCGTTCAAGCGTGACAATTTGCCCCCACAATTCGCATCAATGGCGCGTAGCATTTGCTTGGCTTTATCGCCCTGCTTTTCGCTAAACACTTTGAGTTTTTGAAAAATAACGCGATTGGCATATTCGGCAGGACGCATAACACGCCATTTTAAGTTAATATAGCTTTCGCCTTGATAATCTGCCCACTTAGCTTCTTCAATCGCGCCAATCAATGCGGTATTGTTCGGTATTGGTTGGATTTCACCGCCACCTGCTTCAAAAGTGGTGGTGTTTTCGACAGCAGAACCGTCTTGTTTTTGCCAAAATGACATAATATGCTCCTATGCGCCATTGGCGCGTTTGTTGGTTGTTAAAAGATTATTTGTTAAAGAATGGAATTAAGGCAATCAAGGGATTTTCGCCCTTGTTTACCTCTATTTCATCGGGAAGGTTGTAACGGTTTTTTGCGTCAATATAACCAATAGTGCCATCGCTTGACGTAATCAAAACACGTTCACCTGTGTTGGTGATGCGTGCAAACTTTGTGGTTTGGCCTTTTTTGTTCTCCTCGCCACCTGATACATATTCACGCGCTTTAAGGTATAAAACAGCATCGCTATTGCTTACATACAATTTACGACTTGCATCATTCATATCTAAACTAAATGCCGTGTAATCTGTGCCAACATCAGGACGGTTTTTCATCTTGACCACACCACTATGGGCAAGGAACACTACGGCAATACCACGCTTGCGTAAATGCTCACACGCGCTTAATAGTTTGGCGTGTAAAGAGGCTACCACTAAGTAGCCTTTATTAAATCCACCTGACGCCTCTCCAATGTTATTAACTTCTTTTTCGTTAAAGGCCACGACTTCTTGCTCAAACAACACGTTAAGGCTAGTGATTGTGTCAATAACCACTGTTTTAAAATCGTGCTGTTCTGTAATCAATTCGCGTAATTGTGCTAAAAGCTCTTCACTGGTTTTAATGTTGCGTTTGGCGTTTGGGACGCTGAGTTGCGGCATAAAACAAGGCTGTGCATCTTGTGTCATTGTTTCAAAAACAGTGCTTGCGTTTTCAGCTTGGATAAAAATAGGGTTTGGAAATAGGCCAGCTAATGAGCTTTTGCCGCTACCAGCGAAGCCAACAATAGTAACAACAGGTGCTTGTGGCGTTGCTTTTTTGGCTTGTGCTAAAAATGACATGATGTGTAACTCCGTTGGATAAGGTTTTTTGTTGATAAAAATTCGCGCTTTGCGCCTTGTGTTTTACTAATCTAATTGCTTTTTGTTGTTGTGTCAACAAAAAAATATAGCTTTTTATATTTTCGTTGTTATTATGATTGCATCATTAACAAACTGAGGTATTTATAAATGCGCCTTTTAACGATTAACGAAATCCGTGAACGTTTACAGGATAGACGTTTAGAGATGGTTTCCGAAGCCACTGGTTTGCACTATAACACT